AGGGGTGGCCTATGACTGGGGGCTGAATGTCAAAATCAATGAGGGAAACAAAGAGGTCCATTTCTACGCCGGGAAGCAGTTCCGTGGGACGACGATATGCCGCTCGATGGAAAAGCCACATACCATCGTTGGTTTCAAAATTGGTAATGCCCTGATAGATGAGCTCGACGTGATGCCCGCCAAAAAGGCGCAGTTAGCCTGGCGGAAAATCATTGCGCGTATGCGTTACAACGTGCCCGGTCTGCGTAACGGAATAGACGTCACCACGACGCCTGAAGGCTTTAAGTTTGTTTATCAACAGTTCGCGAAGGCTGTGCGCGATAAACCTTCGCTCTCAACGCTATACGGGCTGGTTCAGGCCTCAACCTTCGACAACGAAAAGAACCTGCCGGCAGACTACATTCCATCCCTGATGGAGTCTTATCCGCCGGAGTTGATTAAGGCTTATCTGCGCGGCCAGTTTACCAACCTGACCAGCGGGACTATTTACCATCAGTTTGACCGTCAGCTGAACAATTGCCAGGAGGAAGAGCAGCCCGGCGAACCTCTGTACATCGGTATGGACTTTAACGTCGGAAAAATGGCCGGAATTGTTCATGTGCTGCGCCTTGGACTTCCCTGTGCAGTTACGGAAATCATTAAGGCTTACGACACACCGGACATTATTCGCATCATTAAAGAGCGGTTCTGGCTGTATGACGGCCATGACTACCGGAAGGTGAGGGAAATCTATATTTACCCGGACGCCTCTGGTGATTCTCGTAAATCAGCTCATGCCAGCACTACGGATATCGCCCAGCTCAAACAGGCTGGCTTCAATGTGATAGTGAACGATTCAAACCCGCCAGTAAAAGATCGTATTAATTCCATGAACGCCATGTTCTGCAATGGCAATGGTGAGCGTCGCTACAAAGTGAATGTAAAGCGCTGTCCGGTCTACACGGAATCGCTCGAGCAGCAGGTATGGGGTGAAAACGGTGAACCTGACAAAAAAGCCGATAATGACCACCCTAACGACGCTGGCGGCTACTTCATCGTGAAACAGTTCCCAATCATCAAACCAACCGGGAAAGTCACCAAACTGCGGATGTAAAACCATGCCTGATATTTCAACACCCAACCTCGACTATAACGACATGGTTGAGGCCTGGGATATCAACGATGCGCTGATGGGCGGTACGCTGGAAATGCGCCGACAGGGTCAGTTGTATCTTCCGAAATGGCCCAATGAAGACCCTGACAGCTACAAAGAACGATTAGCAGCTGCAACCTTGCTGCCTGCCTATGAAGAAGCGATTAAACAGAACATTGGACGCGTATTTGCTGAGCCAACGGTATTGAGCGAAAGCGCGCCGGAAATTATCCGAAAGCTTTCTACCGACATCGATATGGAAGGAAACCGCCTTGATGTCTGGGCGCAACAGTTTTTCAGTATCGGTTTCCAGTACGGCCTTGTTCATGCGCTGGTGGATTACCCGCGGGTGGATCCGGAATCTGTAAGGACAAAAGCAGATGAAAAAGCGATTGGAAGCCGGCCATACGTAACGATGCTAAATCCCCGTCAGGTGATCGGCTGGAAGTCGAAAGTTGAGGGTGGAAAGGTCATCCTTACTGATTTGCGTATTCGTGAAACCATCATTATTGACGGTGATGACTACGGGCAAACTAAGGTAGAACAGATCCGGCATATCATGCCTGGTAAGGTTGAAATCTATCGGCGTAACAGGGGCGATAATGGTGAAGCACAATGGACGCTACACGAAGAATGGCAAACCAGCCGTAACGATATCACGCTGGTGACGCTCTACACGAAACGCACAGGATTTATGCGCGGATCTCCGCCGCTGCTTAACCTGGCTTTGCTGAATATCAAGCACTGGCAAAGTCAGAGTGAGCAGGACAACATCCTGCATGTTGCCCGTGTGCCGTTGCTGGTGGCTTATGGACTGGCAGAAGGTGAAACGTTAACGATCGGCTCATCAACAGCGACTCGTTTCGACAACCGCGAAAGGCAGGGTCTTGAATATGTCGAACATACCGGATCGGCCATTGAATCCGGTGAAACGTCGCTGGAAAAACTGGAAGATCAGATGCGGCAGGCCGGGGCAAAACTCTTACGTGCCGAGAACACCTCGACCAAATCTGTTGACCAGACCAATGAAGAGCGCATGCAGGAGAATTCGCCTCTGTACACGATGGCGAGTTCACTGGAGGACGCGCTCGATAATATCCTGCAGATCATGGCGGAATGGCTCGGTGAAACTGAGGGCGGCAATGTCGATGTACGCACTGAACTGGATGTTTCTGCTCAGACGTTTGATGCCTCAGCTGCAACGGCTGTTCAGTCACTTCGGCAGGGTGGTGATATTCGCCAGATTGATGCGGTTCGCGTTCTTCAGGCGCTGAAATTCATCGACCCGGACGCGAAACCTGAAGAGGTGATCGACGAACTGAGGAACCAGCAGGTGACGCTTGTCGGCGGCCTGAATAATCCAGGTGGTTGAGATGGCGACGGCGAATGAAAAACTCAGTGACGAAAGCCTGGCTCATGCGATTTGGGTGAGTCAGTACAGCACCGGTGTCGCGAACAGGATGATAAAAATCCTGAATGACAGCGATGCAGAGCTGACGGCCAGGCTGCTGGTGGCGATGGATACCCTCGATGCGGAAAGTTTCAGGGTGTCGAGGCTCGAATCTCTTCTGGTCAGCGTCAGGGCGTTAAATCGTGATGTGGTTCAGTCGATGATCGAAAGCCTCGCCGGCGAACTGCAAGAACTGGCGCAGCATGAGGCAGGATTTCAGCTAAGTCTCTTCCAGTTCGCGATCCCCCATGATGTGCTGGCGCTTCATCCGCTGGTGGGAATTTCACCGGACGCCGTTTATGCCGCGGCAATGGCCCGGCCTTTTCAGGGGCGGTTACTGAGCGAGTGGGCCAGTAGCCTTGAAGCCGACCGCATGACGCGCATCACCAATACCGTCAGGCAGGGCTTCCTGCTGGGCGATACAACGGAACAGATTGCGCGAAAAGTTCGCGGCCACGCTAACCGCGGCTACCAGGATGGCGCGCTGCAGATGAGCCGTACCAATGCTGGTAGCATTGCAAAAACAGCAGTAGGGCATCTTGCGGCGACGGCGAGGAAAAGTTTTGCGGATGCGAACGACGACCTTCTTAAGGGTAAGCAGTGGTTGTCCACTTTGGATAACCGGACATCGAAAGACTGTCGAATTCGCGACCGTCTCAAATACACCCTGGCAAACAAGCCGATCGGCCATAAGGTGCCATATCTGCAGGGACCAGGCAAAATTCACTGGTGTTGTCGAAGCGTCGAAACCTACATCCTGAAATCGTCTGATGAGCTCGATATTGCTATAGGACAAATATCCGATAGCTCGCGCGCCAGCATGAACGGGCAGGTGCCGGCGGATACCGATTATCACGGCTGGTTCTCGCGCCAGTCGTTCACGCGACAGTCCCAGATAGTTGGCGTAACGCGGGCCAGGTTGATTCGTGATGGCGGCATGTCTCCTGATGAATTCTACAACGACAGGGGCGAATGGCTGACGCTGGAGCAATTGCGGGAACGTGACGACCAGGCATTCAGTGACGCCGGACTTTAAACATGAAAATTCATTCAAAGGCTGCCTCCGGGCGGCCTTTTTTATTGCCGCAATACCGGATGGTGAGCGGTGCAACGGTCGGATGACCCCGAAAAGGTACCAACATGAAACTGAAGACAGTTGAAATAAATGGCAAACACTATGCGGAAGTTGATGCGAACGGTCTCCCTATGTACGTCCACGATGACGGACAGGAGATCGGCTTTGATGCCGTGCAGGCAGTAGGAAAAATTTCCTCACTGAATGGTGAGGCAAAATCTCATCGTGAAGCCAAAGAAGCTGCTGAAGCCAGCCTGGCTAAATTCGCCAAAATTGGCGATCCGGCGAAAGCGCTCGAAGCGCTGGAGATGATGACCAAAATCGACCAGAAAAAGCTGATCGACGCGGGTGCCGTTGACCAGGTGAAAGCGGATATCACCAAATCATTCCAGACTCAGCTTGAAGAGGCCACCCAACGGGCGACAACGCTCGAAGGTCAGCTCTATCAGGAAATGATCGGCGGCCGGTTCTCTGGCTCAAAATTCATCGCGGATAAAGTGGCAATCCCGGCCGATATGCTGCAAGCGCGCTTTGGTCAGTCCTTCAAAGTCGAGGACGGCAAAGTCGTTGCCTATGATGGCTCCGGCAACAAAATTTATTCCCGCTCTAAACCGGGCGAGCTGGCAGCCTTTGATGAGGCACTGGAGTTCCTGGTGGAGCAGTACCCACAGAAAGACCACATCCTTAAGGCCAGCGGCAATCAGGGAGGAGGCTCTCGCCAGTCTCAGCATTCACTCGGGCAGAAAACGATGAAACGCGATGCGTTTACCAGTCTGAGCCCGACAGATCAGCAATCAACTCTCAAAGACGGTATCACCATCGTCGATTAATTCTTTGCCAGCCGTCGGATGGCTGCTGGTGCCAGAGCTGGATAGCTCAACCAACCCTATATTTTAATCTCCAAGGAATCCATACACATGGCTAATACGCTTACCGGGTTGATCCCGACTATCTTCACGGCTCTGGATACCGTATCTCGCGAACAGGTCGGTTTTATCCCGGCTGTATCGCGCAATGCGAAAGCTGATGCGGCCGCGAAGGACCAGACTGTTACTGCGCCGGTCGCGCCACCGGCAACCACTGTTGATATTACCCCGGGGGCTACTGCGCCAAATGACGGCGACCAGACGATCGGCACCGTTGATGTCAAAATCACCAAATCCAAAATGGCCCCGGTCAAATGGAACGGTGAAGAACAACTGGCGCTGGGGCCCGCAGGGACATACAACACCATTCTTGCTGATCAGTTTAAGCAGGCTTTTCGCGCGCTGGCTAATGAGATGGATGCAGATCTCGCAGCTCTGTACTTCGCATCTTCCCGTGCTGTCGGTACTGCGGGTACAGCACCGTTTGGTATTGCCGGTGATTTATCAGATGCGGCAAATGCGCGCCAGGTTCTCTCTGACAACGGTTCGCCGACAACTGATCTGCAGATGGTTCTCGGTTCTTCGGCTATCGCCAACCTCCGCGGTAAACAGTCTGTTCTGTTCAAAGTAAACGAGTCCGGTACTGATGCGCTTCTGCGTGAAGGTATTGTGGGGCGACTGGAAGGTTTCAACATCCACGAATCCGCGCATGTTAAGAAACGCGCTGCATCCCCGGCCGCCGGATACCTGGTGAATGGTGCAAAAGCTGAAGGCGAAATCCTGATTGCGATTGATACCGGGACAGGTGCTTTTGCTGCCGGCGATATCGTGACTTTCGACGGGGATAACAATAACTACCTGGTTGCTGCGGCGACTGCCACGACCATTACTCTGGCTTCTCCGGGCTTACGTCAGGCGCTGGCCGATAATACCGCTATTACTGCTGGTGGCGCCTACACCGCAAACATGGCGTTTGATCGTAATGCTTTCCTGTTGGCATCCCGAACTCCGGCAATGCCGCAGGGTGGCGATACTGCAGATGATGTGATGAACGTTACCGACCCGGTATCGGGCATTACTTATCAGGTGGCGCTGTACCGTCAGTACCGCCAGGTGCGTTACGAAGTTGGCCTGTCATGGGGCGTAGCGGCAGTTAAGTCGGCGCACTCAGCGTTGTTGCTGGGCTGATAAACAGGGGCTTCGGCCCCTTTTTTAATGGAGGTCGTATGGCTGGATTAACCAAAGAGCAGCGAGCTCAACGAGCGGCGGAAAAATTTGCTGCCGAGCTGGCTGAGCCGAACAATTCTCAGCAGGAGCAGCACTTGGTAGTAATGGTCACGGATTATCCTGCATTCCCCGGCGCACCGATAACCGCAGATGTCCACCCTGAAGAGGTTGAAAACTGGAAGGCACTCGGCTGGAAAGAAACGGAGTAATAGATGCTCACCTTCATAACTGTTGAAGACGTTAATTCCATTTTGGGCGCCACCTGGACGGATGAAAGCAAAAAAGCCAAATCTGTGCTGATGGCGAATACCTGGATGAATGGACTTAACCTGAAACTGCCATGCAATAAGGCAACTCACGAAACCATTATTCCTGACGATGTGAAACAGGCTGGCGCTTATGCGGCGCTGTCGGCGGCAAATGGCGGGCTGTATCAGCAGAAAACTGATTCTGGGGTGTTACTGAGTAAGACGGTCGATGCTGACGATGTCTCTGTGTCAAAGACGTTTGCCGAGCTTGCCACCAACAGCACAGCGCTGTTTGATTCTGACCTGCAACTGGCGTTGGCCATGCTTAAGCCATACGGTGTCAATCAGTCCCTGGTGCGGCTGGTGAGGGGGTGATATGGGCATTCGTGACGAGCTGCAAACCGAAGTCGCCGCAGCCTTCGATACCGACCTGAAGGATGCTGTTAAGGATTTCACTGGAACATACACCGTTCGAGGTGATTGGGACCCGGTAACGGAAACTGGCAGCGAAACGCAGGTGACGTATTCGGGGCGCGGAGTGTTGGCCCGTTACAAACTCCGGCGTATCGATGGCGTTAACATCCTGCATGGTGACCTGAAATTAACCGCCTTGGTTAACGAAGTAACCGATAAGCCAGCGGTTGGGCACTTTGTCACGGCGCCGGATCCGATAACTGGCGTACTTCAGCGTTATGAGGTCATCACTGCCGCTGCTGATTCTGCCGGTGCTGCGTACTCCATCCAGCTACGGAGGGCGTGATATGGCGAAGGGATGGAGTATCGACCCGACGGCATTCGCCGGGCTGGTGGCTGATGATGTGAGATTGCGCCAGCGAACCATCGCAACACAGCTGCTTAATGAAATCGTCCAGCGCTCACCTGTTGGCAACCCGGAGCTATGGGCTATCAACGCCACCGCGGTTCAGTACAACAAAGCGGTAGGTGAGTGGAACGAATCTCTTTATGCCGACCCCGCAAATCTGACCAAAACCGGGCGACTCAGGAAGAAAGTCCGTGTTAACGACAGCATGGATATCCGGCGCCCGGCAGAATACCGTGCGGGTACGTTCCGGGCATCCCACTTTGTCAGTATTGGCGAACCAGATCACTCAGTACCGTCTGAGCCAGACCCGCGTGGAACGATGACCTTTCTCAATGGCAAAAACATCATCAACCAGGCACCAGCCTATTCAGTGATTTACATCCAGTCGAACCTGCCTTATTCCGTGCCGCTGGAGAATGGTCACTCAACGCAGGCCCCGGCGGGCGTCTATGCAGTTTCATTTAACGGTGTCGTTCAGGCCTACAAATGACCCTTACAGAAATCAGAAACGCTGTCATTTCCCGGATGACGGCGCAGACCGCTATTGCTTCTGATGCGGTGGACTATCCCAACGGGCCGATATTTGATTCGAGTGGCCGCGATATCTGGGCACGCTTTACCAATATTTCAGGGCAGGCGGGAGCCAACGAAATCGGGGCCGGGCCGGTAGTCCATCGAACCGGTCTACTCATCATTCAGCTTTTTGTTCCGGTAGGTTCCGGCACGCTGCTGATATCTCAAACCGCAGACCAGCTAACGAAGCACTTCGAGTTCCAGAGTGACGGACGACTGAGTTACTTCGCAGTATCGGTGGTCCCGGCGGGCGAGGCCGACGGCTGGTCGCAGCTTAATCTCCAAATTCCATATCGCGCTCTGTAGCGCACAATAACAGGAGGCTCCTGTGAGTTCAGGCGCAAAAGTAGTAACCGCGTTTATACGCGAAACCACTCCGGGTGTTACACCCACAACTGGGGCGTGGAATCTGTTAAGGCGTGCATCATATGGCCTTGCTCCGACCCAGAATACCAACGATAACGACGAAATAGCCGGCAACCGAATGGCCCAGGGCGTATCGCGCGGCACGATTGATGTTGGCGGAGATGTCGGTACCAAATTTCGCTGGAATCAGCACGATGCTTTTCTGGCGAGCTGCTTTGGTGCGGAATGGGTAAACAACGTGCTGACGATGGGCAACGGGTGCATTACGTTCTCCGTGGCTTCCTTCGCTGAAGACGTGGGGATTGCGCAGATTGCCCGCGGATGCCAGGTATCCACGCTCCAGATTGAAATCCCGAATGATGGCGATATCACCGCCACGGTCACTTTTGCTGGACTGGACTGGGAAACGAAAGGCGACGATACCAGCTTTTTTACTGCGCCGGTCGATAATACGGGGGCGCTCCGCTATTCGTTCAAAGAGGTAACAGCGCTTAGCCTGAATGGTGTTGCTGGTGGCAATGGTTTCTGTGTCGATACCTTCAACATCCAGTTCGACAACAACATGCAGACTCAGCGCTGCATCGGCACCGGTTCGGCGTTCGCCGGCGCAAACATTCCCACCACGTTTACGCCGTCAGGTCAGGTCACTTTGTCCTGGTCAAAAGCAGCCTGGGAAATCTATAAGAAGACGTTCACCGGTGAAACGGTGCCGTTTAGTTTCACCCTGGAGAATGCTGAAGGTGCCTATATTTTCGAATTCCCGGAAGTGCAGATTTCCGGTGACTGGCCCGATGCGGGCAGCACCGATATTGTTCAGGTTCAACTCGATATCACCGCGGCCAATACTCCGCCAACCATTACCCGCGTTCCTGCCACTACTGGTGGTGATGATTAACACTGGCCCTCTTCGGAGGGTTTTTTCATGGAGTTTTTATGCTGATTGTTACCCCAAAAATTGATTTAGACGGCGAGCGCTGGTTTTACCCTTACAAAAAGCCAGAAGACAGCAAAAAGGAATTTTCACCGGAAGAAGAATCGTTGTTCAAACTTCGCCTGCTGGTGGCCAGCAGCGAGAATTCACAATATCGCTCCAGAAACGCGCTGGTGCGCCGCCACATCGATAAGATGGACGCAGGCTATAAGGTAGGAACCAAAGAATTTAATCTCGCCAGCGTGGGCGATATCGACTCTGTTGATGATCTGCTGATCGATAACGTGGCCCGGTTCCTGCTGAAAGGCTGGGAGGGGGTGGGCCAGCTGGTTGATGGCACAGAGGTTGCTCTCGACTATACCCCAGAACTCGGGACCGCCATGCTGAAACAGCACCCGGAGCTGTACTGGCTGATACTGGCCGAGGCCGCGAACATAGCTCAAGGTAAAGAGCAACAGACTCAGGAAACCGTAAAAAAGCCTTAGAGGCGCAAAAGTGGCTTAAGGAGTTCGGGGGAGCGCAGGGCGAAAAAGCAAAGTGGCGGCGGGAGAAATTAAACCTCCCGCCAATCCCTGAGCCTGAGATTGATGCTGTTACGGGAGAGATCCTCAATGCTTACGCGATGATTTCTCGCGGCAGGCAGTATGCCGGTATGGCTGGGGTGCCGCTCCCGTTGTCTCTGAGTGATATCGAGCGCTATCTGGCCTCACGTTCCATACTGATTGACCGTATCGAGTTTGATGCAGCAATACTTGCCCTTGATGATGCGTGGCGGGATGTGTGGTGTGAGAATCAAAAGTTTGAAAAATGATGACCAGTTTGGTAGTTGACTACCTTATTGATAGGTTAAATCTTTTTGCGTAACAATAGTAAATCCACTACTGTATGTATGAACAGTGCTTGATGCTGGGGAAATTAACAGTACGTTTAGTTAGTTATTTTACTCTAGAATTTCAATTATCTTTTCGGGGTTATGGATGATTGAATGCAAACTTCAATTGAAGTTCTCAGCCAAGCAAGTTTCAAGTCGATTCTAGGCCGGCCTGGAGAGGGGCAAATGGCGCTGACATTTTTGTGTCTTATTGACTGGCCTGATGGTAAGCAAAGGCAATCCTATGTGAAAATTTTTGATAGGGATAAAGGCATTGGTATCTTCAATGAGGTGCTTGGCTACTTACTAACCAAGGCCTGTGGACTTCCTGTAGCTCCAAAAGCTGGGATATTGATATTACCCGAAGGTATTGTTAAGACAATTGGTTTGGATGTAACGCCAATTGCTTTTGTAAGCTCTAAGGTAACAGGAAATTCGCCATCCAGTTATTATAATATTGGAGATATGATTAATTTTGATAGCCTAAGGAAGATTCTTGATGGCTGGGATAAATTGCATAAGACGATTGCTTTTGATGAGTGGGTGGCAAATCAGGATAGGAATCTTGGTAACTTAATAATCGATTCCCATAGTCAAGTCACGCTCATTGACCATAGCAATATGCCTGTCGATCTTAAGTGGTCACCCGAAGACTTATCAGTAACTATAAATCCTATCAATAAATTAGAATTGGCTTTGCGCACAGAGCCCACTCTCCCTCAAAAAATGGAGATTGTTAATGGGGCGAATGGACAAATTGACGCGTTGGATTTAGTGATTGATGAGGTGATTCATTGGTGTAATCAGCTTCTAAGCCAGCAAGCAAGGGATAGCCTGCTGATTTTTTTACATCAACGAGCTCTTTTATCTAAAGAAAGGTTAAGCAAAAGGCTTGGAGTCCTGGCGGGGGTCGCGTGATTAACTTCGATTCTATATTAAACAAACATTCTAATCAGCCCATCGTTCAGGGGGAATGGTTTACTATCCAATGGTGTCCTGATGTAGCTACGGGTGAACAGTTAAATATCGGTGTTTTCTTTAGAGATAGCCTGGGTGGGGCATTTATACAGACTTTGGAGTATTTTGATAGAATTTCTTGTCTGTACTCACAAGGGATGATATTTCATCTAAAATTAGCTTGTGAAGTTGCGAAAGAGATAGTTCTTTCAGGTTCAGAGTTAATTGAGCATAAATATTACAACTTAACATTTAGAAATAATGGATATGCTCAAGGTGAGTCAGCAGACGACATAGTAAACTCTTTGTTTTCGAATGTGGTTCCGTTATCTGTCACTATCTCGAAGAAAAAGGAGAGAGCATACTCACCTGTATCTAGAGATCGACTTTATAATATTATGGATGGATATTTGAAGAAACATCTTGAATATGAAGAGTATTTTGAAATGAGGGATCCCTCACCTTTAAAGAAAATTCATCTTGGTCAGCAATTACAGACCATATATCTTCCCTACAAGGCCAAGAGGTCTCTTGGAACGATAGCCTCTGCTGCATATGCAGATGAAAATTTAGCGAAGTGTCATTTGTATGATGCTCAGAGAGATATCTCATTGGCATTAAACAGTTATGATGAGTACAAGAGCGGCGCAATTTTTATACTTTCACCTAACAATAATTTGAAAGTAGAAAAGAGAGATCAAGTCGATTTAGAAATAGATAAGTTCTGTTGGTATCTCAAAACACAGGCAATAGAAACAGAAGTTGATAGCGATCCAGACATTTTATCTGATCGAGCCATTCATTGGTATCGTAGAATGGCCGCTTAATGTGTAAGATTAAGACTTATAAACCCGCCCCCCTCCTGGCGGGTTTAGTTTACGGTCCGTCTTCATTGCCCAAATAGTTTAGATAGCCCCGCGGTAGTCGCAGCT